AAAGAGTAGAAATCGCCAATCCTGGTGCAGGTTACACTGTAACACCAAAAGTTGCTTTTTATGATGGTAATGGTGGATCTGGAGCATATGCAATTGCACAAATATCAGATGCTGCTATTGGTATTGTCACTATAACTAGTGGTGGTACTGGATATATTGGAGTACCTGATGTCACTGTTATTGCACCTGGCATTGCAAGTACAACTATTACCGCAAAAATTAGAGCACGTATTAACACATTAGGTCAAGTATCTGAATTGGTAGTTGATGATGCTGGTGGATATTTTGAAGGAGTTCCAGAAATCCGAATTGCTGGTCCCACACAAAACGTTGGTTATGGAACATATCTTACAAATGAAGATGTAGTTGGATCTGCAACTAGTGCAACTGGAAGAGTAAATTCTTGGAACGCTGTTACACAGGTCCTTAAACTTAAAGATATTATTGGAGAGTTTGCATCTGGAGAAGCAATTATAGGTCAAACTAGTGGTGCAGCATATGCGAACATTGACCTAAATACATTTAACATTCCAGAAGATGGATTTGCACAAAATAATACCATTGAATTGGAAGCAGACAATATACTAGATTTTAGTGAGTCCAACCCATTTGGTAATCCTTAGGAGTCTATACAATGTTTAATCATTTTTATCACCAAATTTTTAGAAAGACGGTGATTGCGTTTGGAACGTTATTTAATAATATTGAGATTAATAGGGACGGCGGCGAAATTATAAAGGTTCCTTTGGCATATGGTCCCACTCAAAAATTCTTGGCACGCCTTGAGCAACAACCAGATTTGAACAAACCTGTTCAAATTAGTTTACCAAGAATATCTTTTGAGTTTACTGGAGTCTCTTATGACTCCAGTAGAAAGTTGGCATCAACCCAGCATTTTGCAACCTCGTTGTCTACTGACTCAAAAGAGATACGTAAAATGTATCATCCTGTTCCATATAATATGGAATTTGAATTGTCTGTAATGACACTTCTAAATGATGATGCTCTTCAAATTGTAGAACAAATTTTACCATACTTTCAACCAAATTTTAATCTTACAATTGATCTAGTTGAGTCTATTGGTGAGAAAAGAGATATACCAATTACTTTAGAGTCAGTATCTTTTGAAGATAATTATGACGGCGATTATAGCTCAAGAAGGGTTTTACTTTATACGTTAAAGTTTAGTGCAAAAACTCATCTCTTTGGTCCTGTTCCAGAAACAAAAGGAGATATTATTACCAGAGTTTCTATTGGTGTTGCTGGTGGAGACCCAAGTCCAGATGCAAGAAGAGATTTGGTATATCAAAAACCAATCGCAACCAAAGCATACAGTGGAACTATTATTAGTAATATTTCTGATGATATTTTAGCAGGTACAGGTGTTATTACTGTTGATGATGCATCAAATATATCAGCTAGAACATATATTACTCTTGACGAAGAGACTCTTTATATTAAGGAAATAACTAATAATGATTTAACAGTAAACAGAGGTGTGTATAGGACAAGTGCTACTGAACACGTTGGTGGAACGCCAGTGTATTTGATTACTGAGGCAGATAATGATTTAATTGAATCTGGCGATAACTTTGGATTTAGTGGTTGATTATGAGTGATAAATTTAAGGATCTTAACGATACATTTGATGTGGAAGCAGAGATTGTAAAACCAGAAAAAGAAAAGAAGGAATTAATAAAACCTTCAGAATCTGAAGACGTAACTAAAGATTATCAGTATACAAGAGGTAACCTCTATTCCATCATTGAGAAGGGGCAGGAGGCGTTGGATACTGCGTTGGAACTCGCTCAAGATAGTGGACAAGCAAGACAATTTGAAGTAGTTGGTCAGTTAATTAAAAACGTTGCAGATGCAACAGATAAATTGCTCGATCTTCAGAAGAAGGTAAAAGATTTGGATGCTGATGAAAAGGGTCCTACAAACGTAACTAACAACGCAATGTTTTTTGGATCTACTGCAGAGTTATCAAAAATGCTTAAGAAGCAAGCTAAAAATATTAATGAAGATAAATAGAAAAAAAGTGTTTTCTAGAGATGCATAGTTTTGAAATTACACACCCGAAGAAGGGTTCCGATAGAGATAAGAAAATTCGGGATAGAGCAGACGCTGGTGGCCCTGAAGGAAGAAATGCTGCGAAGATGATGCAGAAGAAAGGTCAAGGTCCTTCCCTCCCTGGACGTACTGCAGACATGAGAAAAGTGCGTGAAGAGGAAGTCGTGCCTGGTATCAAACTTGTTGATGTCATTCTTGGTGAAGAGAAGTGTGGTAAGGGTATGTACTACTGCTACACTGACAAGAAGTGTAAGAAACTTCCTGCAGGTCTGAAGATGACCGCACGTTTTGGTGGTGGTGGTCGCGAACCAGAAGAAGTTGGTATTGACAAACCAGTAGAAGGTGGAGAAGGTGGTAACGGCGGCAACGGCGGTGGAGACGGTGGCGGCGGCATGGGAGAATCGCTTGCTATTGAAGATGCCTTCGGTAATAAGTTTATGGAAGTTATTGATCTAATTAAACCTGAAGATGTTGTAGAGAAGTGTTGGGATGGATATAAGAAAAAAGGTATGAAGACTATGTTTGGTAAGAAGTATCCAAACTGTGTCAAAGAAGGTGATAAAAATTCAGAAACTTATGTAAAGGGTTCTGCACCTGTTAGAGCTACTTATGGTGGTAAACCAGAATCGTTTACTAAAGAAAAGTATATAAAAAAATCTGCTAAAGCAACAACAAAAGAAGAAATCCAAGTTAAGGAGAGTCACAAGGATCCTGAGAGTGTGAAAGGTATTGCCAAAGAACTTGATAGGGCTGTTGAGATGCATAAGAGTCAAGCAAAGAGACTCAGAAAATCTGGTGTATCTGAAGGATTAAGACTTCCTGCAGAGTATGGTAACTTGTTGGCAGTTGTTGTTATATGGAGAGGTAGATCTCTGATGATCAAAATGTTCTTTCCTCAGGCAGCAATGCCTAAGAAGTCAGAAATTCAGACAGAGATTGAAAAAGTATATCCTGGCGGTAGGGTAACCCAATTCCAAAGAACTTCTTTACCTAGTGAGTATTCGCCTCACAATTCACCAATTTTAAAAGTTCAAAAAGAAGAAGTAGAATGTGCAGGAACTCCACAAGGTAAGGACTGTGGTGTTCATGGTCAAAAGTGCTGCCCCAGTCTTTCTGAAAAAGAAGTAGATGAAGCAGCAGGTGAGAAAGATGCTTGCTATAAGAAAATAAAAGCAAGTGCAAAGGTATGGCCTTCTGCATATGCTAGTGGTAGATTAGTCCAGTGCCGTAAGAAAGGTGCCGCTAACTATGGCAATAAGTCTGAAGGAATGGCATTTGATCAATTTAAAGAAGAATGCTGGAAGACTCATAAAAAAGTTGGTATGAAGATGAAGGGTGGCAAACTTGTAAATGATTGTCGCCCAAAGAATGAAGAAAATGACGTAGATGAAAATCGTTTTGCAGCTTATGGTGGCAAAGATACTGATGCTGGATATGCTTATGCCAACCAAAACAAAGGGAAAGGAAGTGGGAAAGTTTACACTATGATGGGTAAAGATGGTAAACCTTTGTTTGATAAAAAAAAAGAAACTAAGGAAGATTGGCAAAAAGCTAATCGCAAAGATAAGACCGATGGTCTAAGTCAAAGCACAGTAAATGCTTATAAGAGAGAGAATCCAGGTTCTAAACTTAAGACCGCAGTTACTACTAAACCTTCTAAAATTAAAAAGGGATCTAAAGATGCTAAGCGCAGATCTTCATTCTGCTCCAGAATGTCGGGTATGAAGAAGAGACTGACCTCTGCAAAAACTGCAAGAGATCCAGACTCTAAGATCAATAAAGCATTACGTCGTTGGAATTGCAACTAATGAAAACCTTTAAAGAATTTGTATATGAATCGAAAAGTGGTGATTCTTCTCTGCGTGACTGGTTTGGCAAGAGTAAGTCTAGTGATGGCAAGCCTGGTTGGGTTCAACTGGGTGGCAAATTTTCAGGAAAACCCTGTGCCAAACAACCAGGTCAAACAACCAAACCAAAATGTGGTTCTTCAAAAATGAAGCGTAACCTCACTAAAGATGAGGAAGAAGCAGCATTTAGACGCAAGAATCGAGAGGACGGTAATCCAGATCGCAAAGGAAAAGCGATTAACGTTGATACCGAGAAGAAAAAGAAGAAGATGTCTGAGGAAGAAAATTTTACTCAGGCAGATAAAGTGATGAAGAAGCATCGCAAAAGATTGAACGATCTTCATCGTCAAAGACACAAGGGAACTGGTGGTAGTGGTGAAGATGTCAACGAGTCTACACAGACTAAATAATATATAAGGTAAAACTATAGAACAATGAAGATTTTAGGAGATGCAACTGCTTTAGCAGCAGGCACAACAAAATTTACTTCAGCAACTGCAGTATGGGTGTCTAACACTGCTACCAGTGCATCTAATGTGACTCTTCGTAATGCTGCTGATGATGCTGATCTTGGATCAATAAGTATTCCTGCATCAAGTGGAGTTTTAATCCATTTAATTGCTGGTCAAGGTTTGAGAGGTGCAGCAACTATTACTGGTACACAAGTTGGCGCATCAGAAACTGGATATTAAATATTTTTAATTAATTAAATTATGTCTGTTGATCATTATCTTGGTAATCCACTACTAAAAAAAGCAAATACAACTCAAGAATTTTCGCAAGATCAGGTTCTTGAATTTGCACGTTGTATCGATGATCCAGTATATTTTGCAGAAAATTATATACAGATTGTTACCCTAGATTATGGTCTGAAGAATTTTGAACCATATGAATTTCAAAAGGTTATGTTGGATCGATTCCATCATAATCGATTCAATGTATGTAAACTTCCCAGACAATCTGGTAAGTCTACTATTGTTGTGTCTTATCTTCTTCATTATGCACTTTTTAATGACAACGTAAATATTGCAATTCTTGCAAACAAAGCAGCAACTGCTAGAGATTTGCTTGATCGTCTACAAACTGCATACGAAAATCTTCCTAAGTGGTTGCAGCAAGGAGTATTGACATGGAACAAAGCATCTCTTGAATTGGAGAATGGGTCGAAAATTATTGCAGCATCTACATCCGCATCTGCAGTTCGTGGTGGATCATACAATATCATCTTCCTTGATGAGTTTGCGTTCGTTGCAAATCATATAGCAGACCAATTCTTTAGTTCAGTATATCCCACAATTTCTTCAGGTCAAAATACTAAAGTTATTATCGTGAGTACACCTCATGGTATGAATCACTTTTATAAAATTTGGCATGACGCAGAACGTAGTAAGAACGAATATATTCCAACAGAAGTTCATTGGAGTGATGTACCAGGAAGAGATGCTGAGTGGAAAAGGCAAACAATTGCAAACACATCAGAACAACAGTTTAAAGTTGAGTTTGAATGCGAATTTCTTGGATCTGTCGATACTCTAATTTCGCCAAGTAAACTTAGAACGATGGTATATGAACAACCATCAATAACACACCAAGGGTTAGATGTATTTACTGATGTAAAATCTGAGAACAATTATGTAATTACAGTTGACGTTGCCAGAGGAGTTGGTGGAGACTATTCTGCATTTACTGTTATTGACATTACAACATTTCCACATCAATTAGTATGTAAGTATAAGAATAATGAAATCAAACCGATGCTATTTCCAAGCATCATTAAAGAAGTAGCAGATAATTATAATAAAGCATATGTATTATGTGAAGTAAATGATGTAGGTGATCAAGTTGCTGCAATTTTGAATTTTGATTTGGAATATGAAAATGTTTTAATGTGTTCTATGAGAGGTAGAGCAGGACAAATTGTTGGGCAAGGATTCTCTGGCAAAAAGACACAACTTGGTGTCAAGATGTCTAAAACAGTCAAAAAGGTTGGATGTTTAAATCTAAAGACCTTAATTGAAGAGGATAAATTAATCTTCAAAGATTATGATGTGATTGCTGAACTTACTACATTTATTCAAAAGCATAACTCATTTGAGGCAGAGGATGGTTGTAATGATGACTTAGCAATGTGTCTCGTCATCTATGCCTGGTTAGTTCAACAAGATTACTTTAAAGAATTGACCGATCAAGATGTTCGTAAACGTCTATATGAAGAGCAGAAAAATCAAATAGAACAAGATATGGCACCATTTGGGTTTATTGAAGATGGTTTAGATTCTACATCTTTTGTAGATGTAGATGGAGATCGTTGGCATACTGACGAATATGGTGATATGTCATACATGTGGGACTACGGTTAATGGATTTAGATGGGCAATTAAAACTGGGGCATTTATTATTATATGATAGAAAATGTAGAACTTGTAGTGAAACAAAAAATTTAGTTGAGGGATTTTATAGAACCAGAAAAGATAGAGGAGCAGTAGCATCTTCATATTCTTATGAGTGCAAAGAATGCACAAAAAAGAGAGTGTGTAAAGGAAAAACTAATGATTCTACAAAGTGGAATTACCCAGACTGGTAGTTCACGTCACAATTCCCCCGTGAAAAGTCACTTTTTAATAAATATTTTCAGATAAACTGAGACTAACAAGGAGACAGAATCCATGGCGACTCCTCAATTATCTCCTGGTGTATTAACTAGAGAGGTTGATTTAACCGTAGGAAGAGCTGAAAACGTTCTTGATAACATTGGAGCAATTGCGGGTCCATTTGAGATTGGACCTGTCAACGAACCTACTACGGTATCTACAGAGCAAGAGCTTATTAACGTTTTTGGGCAACCAAGATCTTCAGATCAACACTACGAGTATTGGATGAGTGCCTCATCCTTCTTATCTTATGGTGGTGTGATGAAAGTTGTCCGTGTAGACGGAGAATCACTTAAGAACGCAAATGCAGGTTCTCTGATAGCAAGCAGAGATATCAAGATTAAAAACTACGACGATTACCAAGCAAACCATACCGACGCTCCCAACTGGCTTTATGCCGCTAAGAACCCTGGAGAGTGGGGCAACGATCTTAAAGTTTGCTACATTGATAACTTCGGTGATCAGGTTCTGGGTATTGGAACCACTTCAGCTACCGCTCTTGGTGCTGCTGTTGGATATGGTGTTACCGTAGATATTAGTGGTGCTGTTATTCCAGGTGTTGGACGCACAACACCATTTACGGGATATCTTAAGGGAATCATCACTCAAGTAATTGATGGTGGTATTATCGATACTAGTGCGATTGTCGTTAAAATTGAGTCTAGAGTTGCTACTGGTGGAACTCAAATTGGACGAGAGACTAATGTCACCTATGCAGAAAATAGCACATATGCATCGTTCCTAAAAAATCAAAGACTAACGTTTATTGATTCTAACGATTTAGTAACTTCACCTAAAGACTCTATTGATACTGTAGGTATTACAACGTCTACAGCAATAAACGGTCAACAAGGACAAGTTTATACTGGTGTTGCTGGTACTTCTTCAGCAAGTGGAAGTAATGCAACATTTACAATCACCAGAAACAATACTGACGGCAATGTTGCCAGCACAGTGATTGTTAATGCTGGTGCAGGATATACTGTTGGAGAGACTGTATCTATCGGTGGTTCCATTGTTGGTGGTTTTGACCTTTATCAAGGTGCTATCGCTGAGAAGAGTGGACTCACAACTTCAACTAGCGTTCCTGCTGCATCTAACGGAATCTATCTGAACGTTGCAGGCGTAAGTACTGTTGGTACTGGCGTAACATTAAACGTTTACAGAGATGGAACTGGCGGAATTGGAACCGTCACAATGACCTCTGCTGGTCTTGGATATGCTACTGGTACTGTAATCACACTTCCAGGAAACCTGGTTGGTGGTGTAACTCCTGGAGACGATGCTCAATTTAGCGTAGTCACTCTGAGAGATGACCAAGTTATATTAAATATTGCTGAAAGCAACTCTAGAGTTGTAGTCGCTGGTGTTGATGACTGGTACAATTCTCGTACACTTGGTCTTGACAACTCCACTATCTTCTGGAGAACGATTGCCCCTAAACCAGGCACATCATCATATGCTTCTGAAAGAGGTGGATTTAACGACGAAATGCATGTCGTTGTTGTAGATGATAGTGGAAAGATTACTGGCGTCCGAGGAAATATCCTTGAGAAGCATACTTTCCTATCTAAAGCACAAGACTCTGTATCTGCTGTAAATTCTCCACAGAAGACATTCTACAAGCAGTTCATTGCAAACTTCTCGCAGTACATTTATGCGGGAACAAACCAAAGTACTCAGAATGACATATTCAACGGTACTTCACCAACGAGTATTAAGCATAGAGCAAAAGCTACACAGGTTTGGTCTAGTGGAGATGGAGACATTGAAACCTCATTCGCGGTTGAAGATGCTATCAACAACCAACAGTGGGATAGAAATGCTGCAGGAGCTATCTTTAGTTCTATTGGTTCTAAGACATACACCTTGGTAGCAGGTAGAGATTATGGTGGCGAGGTAAACACCTCTTCCATGAAGACTGATCTTGGTTCAATTATTGCTGGTTACGAACTCTTCAATAATAAAGAAGACGTTGCAGTTGACTACTTAATCATGGGTCCTGGAATGGATACTCTGAATGATAGTCAAGCAAAAGCAAACAAACTAATCTCTATCGCTGATGGTAGAAAGGATTGTGTTGCATGTATCGGTCCTCACAGATTTGGAATTGTAGACATTACAAATCCAGTTACTCAAACTCAAAATCTTCTTGAGTACTTCGGTCCACTCTCTTCATCTTCTTATGCAGTCTTTGATAGTGGATATAAGTACACTTATGATAGATTCAACAATCAATTCCGTTACATCCCATGCAACGGCGATATTGCTGGTCTGATGTGTCGCACTAACCTTGTTGCTTACCCATGGTTCTCACCTGCAGGTCAACAAAGAGGTGTAATCAAGAATGCAATTAAACTTGCATTTAACCCAAATAAAACTCAGAGAGATTCTTTATATTCTGCAAGAATCAACTCTGTTGTCAATCAATCTGGCGCTGGCGTAATTCTCTTCGGAGATAAGACAGCACTATCATTTGCATCTGCATTCGATAGAATTAACGTTCGTCGCCTGTTCTTAACAGTAGAACAAGCATTGCAGAAAGCAGCAGAAGCACAACTATTTGAGTTCAACGATCAAATTACAAGAACCAACTTCGTAAACATTGTTGAACCCTATCTCCGCGATATTCAAGCAAAGCGTGGAGTATATGACTATCTCGTCATTTGCGACGAGACAAATAATACGCCCGACATCATTGACAACAACGAATTTAGAGCAGACATCTTCCTGAAGCCTGCTAAGTCAATTAATTACGTGACTCTAACATTCGTTGCAACGAGAACTGGCGTCTCGTTTGAAGAAGTCGCTGGTAGAGTTTGATCACCAGTTCTAATTAAATAAACACGGAGGAATCACCCCAATGTCACGCACAATTAAAACTATCTCCGACTTCAAAGCTAAATTACAAGGCGGAGCAGCAAGACCAAACTTATTTGAAGTAAGTATCCCATCCTTCCCTGACTTTGTTCAGGGTTGGGATGATGATACCTTCAACTTTATGTGCAAATCTGCAGCATTGCCTGCATCTAATGTTGCACAAATTGACGTTCCATTTAGAGGACGTGTTCTCAAAATTGCTGGAGACAGAACTTTTGATGTCTGGACTGTTACAGTCATCAACGATGAAGACTTCAAATTAAGAACATCCTTTGAAGAATGGATGAACCACATCAGTAAACTGGATAATGCCACTGGCGCTACCAGTCCATCTTCTTACATGGTTGACGCATATGTCCACCAAATGGGTAGAGGTGAGCAAAGATTCTCTACAGAGAATACTGTTGCAGACACTCATATCCCACTAAGAACCTATAGATTCTACGACATCTTCCCAACTAATATCTCTCAGATTGATCTTTCTTACGATACATCTGACAGTATTGAGGATTATACCGTTGACTTCCAAGTTCAATACTGGGCAGCAGATGGTGGTAGAGATCAAACTGGTCGTGCAATAAGTTAATAAATAGTACATAGTTCACGATCCTAAATTATAATGGCCAAGTTATTTGGATTCTCGATAGAGGATAATGATGAAAAGAAACCCAAGGGTGCTGTGGTTTCCCCCGTTCCTCAAAACAATGAGGACGGGGTTGACCATTATTTAACCAGTGGGTTTTTTGGGTCTTATGTTGACATTGAAGGTGTATATAGATCAGAGTATGATCTAATTAGAAGATATAGAGATATGGCACTGCATCCAGAAGTGGATGGTGCAATTGAAGATATTGTCAATGAAGCAATTGTAAGCGATACCAACGACAGTCCAGTTGAGATTGAACTTTCAAACGTCAATGTCACTGATGGTCTAAAGAAAAAAATCAGAGAAGAATTTAAGCATATTCTTGAATTGCTAGACTTTGATAAAAAGTGTCATGAGATCTACAGGAACTGGTACGTAGATGGAAGACTTTATTATCATAAAGTAATAGACTTAAAGAATCCTCAAGATGGTATTCAAGAGTTAAGATATATTGATGCGTTAAAAATGAAGTTTGTCCGTCAAGCGGGCAAAAAGAATACTGATAGAAATCAAGTAAGATTTAATCCAAACGGAGAAAAGGATCCTAAAGATACTGGATTCCCAGAAATTCAAGAATATTTTGTTTACAACCCAAAGTCTGCACAGGTAGGAAATCTTGCTGCTAGAGGTGGTGGAAACTCTGCAACTGAGGGTGTAAAATTCTCAAAAGATTCTATTGCATATTGCACCTCTGGTTTAGTAGATCGTAATAAAAATCTTACACTCTCATATCTTCACAAAGCAATCAAGGCACTCAATCAACTGAGAATGATTGAAGATTCGCTGGTTATCTATAGAATGTCACGCGCTCCTGAGCGTAGAATTTTCTATATTGATGTTGGTAATCTTCCTAAGATGAAAGCAGAGCAATATCTGCGTGATGTTATGATGCGTTATCGTAATAAACTAGTTTATGATGCTTCGACAGGAGAGATCAGAGACGATAAGAAGCATATGAGTATGCTTGAGGATTTCTGGTTGCCACGTCGCGAAGGTGGTAGAGGAACTGAGATCACAACTCTTCCAGGTGGACAAAATCTTGGAGAACTTTCAGATATCAAGTACTTCCAAGAAAAACTATATCGCGCACTAAATGTACCATCATCTAGAATTGGTGGACAAGAGGGATTCAATCTTGGTCGTTCTTCTGAAATATTAAGAGATGAGTTGAAGTTTACTAAGTTTGTTGGAAGATTGAGAAAGAGATTCTCAAATATGTTCAACGACATGTTGAGAACTCAATTACTTCTCAAAAATATTGTCAGTATTGAAGATTGGGAAACTATCTCTGAGCATGTTCAATACGACTTCCTGTATGACAACCACTTCTCTGAACTGAAAGATGCAGAGTTGATGACTGAGAGACTTAATATTGCTGCCACTGCAGAACCTTACATTGGTAAGTATTACTCTCAAGATTACGTTCGCCGTAAGATTCTTCGTCAGACAGATGAAGAAATTATCGAACAGGATAAGTTGATCAAAAAAGAAATTTCGGCAGGAATTATACCTGATCCAAATGCACCAATTGATCCCGCAACTGGAGAACCACTTCCCACTAATGGAAATGATTTAGGAGCACCAATTGATGAACCAGATCTTGATGGTGCAAAAGATGGTGGAAGTACTGAGGCACCAGAGATAGTTTAATTATGAATTCGTATCATAGATTTTTAGACATTAGTGACTATGTTCCTAATGTCGATACATCGCAGTACGATGTTGATAACATTCATTGGCCTGAATTTCATAAAACATTCGATTTGAAGGAATTGGGTAATAATAAGATTGAACCCTGGTTAAACAGTATGGGGTTTACTTCTACCTGGATAGAATTTTTTTACACTCCTCCAGGAGAAGACGGAGTAATACACTCTGATAATGTATGGTATGCTGATTGGGCAAAATTAATCTTTCAATTTGGTGCTAAAGGAAGCACTATGAGATTTTGGGAATCAGATACTGTTTTAAGAATGAGTACTAGTGCTGAGCAGGTTAGTACCGATATACCAGAAAGAAGTGAATATAACGTAGGTGACAGAACTAATGATCACTATCATGGACAAGTTCTTGTAACAAGAGAAGAGTTTGCAGATCTAAAGTATGAGGTAGAGGTTGGAACTTGTAGTCTCGTTAATGTTGGTCCTCTACACAGTTCACATAATCCAACAAAAGAAGGTAGATTTTCTTTAACTATTGCTTTGATGGATAATACTACAAAGTATGAGAAAAGAATTTTATGGGATGAAGCACTAATAGCACTTAAACCTTACATAGTTGATTCTTCAATAGACCTTTGCGTCTCAAGATGAATACTGTATGTGGATCATTCCTATCAAATTCTTTAAATTCAGTGTCTACAATATAATTGTCATCTCCACATTTAAGTTTATATGGATACTTAGATTCTTCATCAAAGATAAATGCTCTTTGAAGGTTTAGTGTATCTTCATCAACCAAATCTAACTCAGATAAAATTTTAAATATACTTTCCTTATTCCTAAACATAAAAGCAAAACTTGCTGCATGCAGAGTATGTCCATGCTTGCCTTGATCTAGAATCTTGCCAGTCTTCATGTAATGGGATACTGATTTTTGAATTTCACCATAATGCTCTCCAATTACGCCAGTATCATTTCTTATATAATCAAATAGTTTGTCATAAAAAATTCTATACCCCACTCCTAAACTATTCAAATGTTTGGCAACAAGTTGAGTATATCCAGCAATGTGAAATTGAATGACTAACCACCCGTAAAGATATGCTTCAATAAGTTCATCATTAGTCATTGTATTAGTTTCTGAAATCAATTCAATGATTTCTTTAATGTCATAATCTTCTTTGCTAAATGACATATAATCTTCTGCTTTTATAGTTTTAATACCATAGACTTCCCTTGACAAAGAACTATTCAGATCAGTGTCGCCAAACATTTGGCAGAACCAAACATCAATAGAATCATGCTGACCACATTGAAGAATTTGTGCAAATCCGTCTTTCCAAGAATCTAAGGTTTCTTCTGGAAGTCCAAGTATTAGTTCAGTGTATGTTTTAACGCCATATTTTTTACTCTTCTCAATCTGTTCTGATATTTTATTGATACTCATATTCTTTCTCTTAATAGATTTAAGAGTTGGTTCATTCATACTTTGAACACTAAGAGTCACACCTCTACTAATATCACCTAGAATTTGAGCGATCTCAAAAATAACTTCTGTTGAGTTCTTTGAATACTGAACATTAATTGCTTCTAGTTTACCTCGATCTGCTGCAGCACGAAATAGTTTGGCAATCTCAAGATCCCGCTCTTTAAACATACCAAAGTTTGCATCGGCATTAAATATAAATCCAACATTATTTCTTTCTGCCCAATTAATGTCTTGCTCAACTCTTTCTAAACCAAAGTGTTTAACTTTTTGATATGTCATCCCACCCCAGTCACAATAAGTACATCTATGAGGACATCCCCTATTTGTCTCCACGGTCATGGACCAAAGAACATCAGGATTCTCTTCAACAATTTTATTAAAAATACCTAATTGATATGGGCTCGGAAAATCAAGATCTTCAATTCTTTCTTTGCGATATATCCTATCATAAGGTTCACTCATAATTATCTTCCTAAGAAAATCTAAGAATGATTGTTCTCCTTCAGATATAATAATGCAGTCAATAAAATCATACTTTGCAAGTTTCTCGGTTGCTTGAGGTCCACCAAATTCTATAACACAGTACGGATACCTTTCTTTTATAAGTTTAGCAACATGTAGATTATATTGTTCATTCCAAATATATGTACTGAATGCACATACTTTTGGATCTTCTAGTCTGTTTACTAACTCTTCAGGATCTTCTCTTTTAAATATGAGATCCTTTAAATGAAAACCACTAGAAACGTCACCATATTGTAGACAATATGCCCAGAGACAACCGACACTGTAAGGCAACCAATACGTGTCTTCCTTTCTAACTTCTACCGCATACTGCGGTTGGAACATGTATAGGTTTCTCATAAAAATTTAACTTTATTCTTCAAAAGATTTTTTCTTTTTAGTGTCCAGATATCATTACGGTCTTCTTCTAGTCTAGCATTAGTTATCAAATAATCATCCACAATTTTAGGATAGTTATCCTCTGGGTTATATATGTAGTTTCTCTGAAGTTGATATATGTCTTCAGGTATCTCCATTCCACATCCCTCCTTTGCAAAGTATATTGCCAGATCTTTATTTGACCAAAAGAAGTCAAAGTCTGTACCCATACTAAGTTCAAGCGTATGACCAGTATCTTTGCTGGATATAATTTTCCCCGAAGTTAGATATTCAGTTATCCTTTCTTTTAATTGTCTAAAGTAATTGCCAAATATAGTTTTATCGTTATTTACATGTAAGTATAAGTTATCATAGAATTTACGATAACTTATGTCAAATGTTCTATGAAGATAATTTGATAATACCTCAGAATAACCGTTGATGTGAAATTGAATTATTAACCAAGAATACAAATATGCTTCAATCATTTGTTCAGTTGACATTGAGTTTGTCTTATTAACAATTTCAACAATCTCCTTTACAGTATCCTTTTTGTTTGTAAAAGATACATAATCTTCTGCATTAACTACTGTAATACCATACTTATCTCTATTCATATTTAATTCAGTATTACCAAATACTTGACAAAACCAAACATCAATACTGTCTTGCCCATGATCAAGTAGAGTACAAATTCCTGTTTTCCAAGACTCTAGTGTTTCTTCTGGTAATCCTAAGATCAGTTCTGTATATACATTGAGATTTCTATCTCTTGCCTTCTTTACAAATTCTGCATTTTTTACATTGTTCTGTCTTTTGATTGCACGTAGTGTAGGACCATTCATTGACTGAACACTCATACTAACCCCACGCCGATCATACGGACCAAGTGCCTCACTAATATCAAAGACAACATCAGTTGCATTCTTTGTATATTGAACTGTTAGATCATCAATAATTGCATCTGGATGATCCGCCGCTTTTCTCAACATCTTTGCAATTTTTAAATCGCGTTCAGCAAAAATTCCAAAATTAGCATCAGCAAGCATCAAAAATCCAACACGATTTGTGGACATCCAGTTAATATCTTTCTCTACTTGATCAACATCAAATTTTTTTATTTTCTTCATCCATGTTCCCCAATCACAAAAAGTGCAATGGTGTGGACATCCCCTAGTGGTCTCAACTAAAGTTGCCCAAACATATTCTGGATATTTACTCACAAGATCATCAAAGACTCCAGAAGTGTATGGACTAGTATAATGAAGTTCTTCTAGTTGAACTCGTTCATATATTGATTGTATTGGTTTTGAATTTTTTACTCTATCAAGTAGATCTACAAAATCTCTCTCACCCTCACCAAGAATAACACAATCAACATAATCCAATTCAACTAATTTTCTAGTAGTTTGAGGTCCACCAAATTCTATAATGCAATTTGGATATTTGCGTTTAATTTCTTGTGCTAACTTTAAATTGTATTGTTCGTTCCAAATATATGTACTAAATGCACAAACGTCTGGATCTTTTATTACTTTAAGGACATCTTCAATACTATCTCTTTTAAAGATAAGTCCACCTAATTTATAACCATCTACGTTATCCTTTACATAACTCCATAAACATCCTATGGCATAGGGTAACCAATAATTCTTTACATCTTTAATTATAATCTCGTGTTGTGGTTGGAACAGATACAGGGTTTTCATGGTATGCGTTTCCAACTTTATTTGCTTCTTCATAGAAATATTTATCCGACCATCTTGACGTGTCTCTTTGCATCAGAATATCGTTATCCTTTCCAAATGTAAATAACTCATCTAAAGAAAATTTATCTGAGTCATTTCTCCACCATTCATGATATGCCTCTATACATTTTACAAAACTAATTTTTGGTTCCCATTGCAATTCACCATATGGTCCTTGATGACTTATACCTGCAAGATATGGATTTATTGGAATTATTGGAATCGAATATGATTTACCTGCTTGGTTTATATAATAATCTGGACCCCCAGAGGTATTTGAATAATCCTTATCATCATGTATACCAGATTCTCTATTCAAGTAAATTGCATTTGCTATAGTATAGTCAAATTTAAATTTATCATCGCGATAATGTAGACTAACTAATTTATCAACATATGATCTATGTAGAAGTGAAGCACCTA